TCTTCTCATCGTACTTGTGTCCAAGGATATCTTGGAAGTAGGGCACGCCGGAATCCTCATCGAGAAACCATTCCCCGCGAAACGTGCTGATTATGATATCGATGTTCTGCGCCACGGCGGCTAGGCCGCTAGTCATAACGACATCATTAGCGGCTAGGTCTAGGTCGCCATCGGCATCAAGCGCCAGGTCGATAAGTGCGTTTTCGTCCGGCACTATTCGGCCTTTACCTTAGTGGTGCCCACAGGGAAAGCGGCAAGCCCGGTTAGTAGTGTTGTTTTGAAAGATGCGCCGCCGTCGTTAGCTACGATTACCGCGTCATTGATTGCGCTCTTGAGTGTGGCCAGGTCACTCTTAAGTGCTAGCAGTTCGCTAGCGTCGACGCTGCCTAGTCTCACGTCATCGCCGGGGATTACCGTGGCACCCTCGGCCGCCTGATCCCAGGGGCTGGAGAAAGGTCGCAAGCCGGGGAAACACACCGCGTCGTTAATATCGTGATGCCTATCGTCGAGGGGGTCGACGATACCGCCCGTGACAAGCCACTTGTCAATGCTGCTTTGGCAGAACGTAATCAGGACCGTATCACCCTTGCTGAGAGGGTAGGTCATGCCGCCAAACATGACCGGCACGCCCTGAATGATAGGGAGGCGCTCGGTCTTGCGTGACCCGTCCGGGGCCGTGTACTCGAGCTCGATTAGGGGCTGGACACTGGCCTTTTGTTTGGCCACGTCGTAAGACTCGACACGCCCCGGGCACGAGGTCATCACACCGCGCACGCGCTTTTGCACAAACTTATCAAAGGCTTGCGCCAGTGTGGGGGTGACGGACATAGGGGAGAAAAGCGGCTAAATGGGGGTAGCCTCTATCATAGTATACCACGCTTGCCCGTGGGTGTCGCCTGAGTATTCTATCCTCTGGACCTTGAAATTACCATTAACGCCTCGGGATTTAACGACGATAGGCGCGCCGACCTGATAGGCCCCGTCGAGTAGGGTCTTGACGGATAGGACGGGGGGCCCGCCGTCGTCTTCGGGGGCGCCGAGCTCGGGCGATCCGACCATGCCGGTAGCCTGGGAGATTACCAGGGCCACTACATCTAGCGTGTTACGCCCGCGCTTTACCACTATCAGGTTGTCATCCTGCATGCTGGCATCATACCCTTTGACGCCCACGAGTCCCTGAAACAGCTTTAGGGACGGACCTTGTAGGGTCTGGCCGGTCTGTGCGCCCTCTACAAACTCTTTGGCCTCGGTGATGTTTGTGGGGATTTTTAGACCGGCGTCTTTAGCTAGCAGTACGATAGTGTCTTTAAGCTTGGCGCCGCTCGGCAAGGAGATGTTGCTACGCGCGTGCTTAGCGAGGTATGCGCCGCTTCCAAGCTGTACTGTGGTTTCCCAGTCGGGGCCGTTGCGCACGCTCTGAGCGCGCATTACGTCGCCCTTGTAGAGCGTGCTCATGCCTGAGACGTACCCGGCTTCTAGGGTAAGGTGTAGCGGCTTGCGCTCGAATAGGGAGCGGTGCTCGGCGGATAGATTCGTTATGATTACGCTGGCGGGATTTGGATCGTCGCTAGCGGACTTGACAACGTTGAATTGTACGCGCAGGTTTTCAATCGTCGCGCGCTGGCGGTACGTGCGAGTGAAAGCCTGCTTAGTGGACGGCTCCGGGTCGAAGGCTATGGCGACTCTCACGCGCCTATCGAAGCGGTTGCTCATGCGGCGTTAATCTCGGCGACTTCGGCGGCGCTGAAATAGAACGCTTGCACCCTTGTACCTATGTCATCATAGCCAGCGTCTATGTTTGTCTTGGCGGAATCGAGCAAGAGCAAAACACCTTGCGGGCATCGTGGGTCCCAACGATACCTGCGCAGTAAGTTAGCACCTTGTACTAACTTCGCGCCATGTAATATGGCCTCGCCTGAGATGTCGGTTAGGTCGAAGTACCAGGCACTATCGCGCTCATTCCAACGCACGTCAAAGATGTATTCGGTCTCTTCCAGTGTTGTAGCGAACTGGTAGAAAGACTCGGAGGGGATGAATGGAAGGAGCTTAGGCATTAGCGGAACAACTTAGAGGCTAGGCTTTCGTTTTTAGATGCTTCTTTCTTTGCCGCCGCTTCTTTCTTCTCTACGCTCTCACCCTCGGACGCTTCGGCTTGCGCCTGATTGCCTTTCTTCTTTTTAGGCTTCGCGCGGCGTACCGTGATGGTAGTGGCTCTTTCCTCTATGTTGACGTTAGCGATAATCATTCGCTGAAACGTCGCACGGAAACGAAAGCTCTCGCCGGTCTCGGCGGTCTTAGGTCCTGTTAGAGACACAAGCATCATGCCGTCAAAGTCGGGATAGACTTGGGAGGAGACGGTTACTAGGCGTTTCTCGGACATCAGTTTGACCAGGAATGCGTAGCCCTCTTCGCTAGGGCTGCCACCCTCTTCGCGCCGCTCTGCTACTTCGCCGATAGGGCTATCGCTTACCACGCCCTCGATGTTAAGCATCATGGGGCGCTCGATGGCATGATCACTCATCTCCGCGCCCACGTCTACAGGGTGCATAGTGGGCTCTATGCGGTGTTCGGGCGCCACGCTAGGCATAGCGTCAATCTCGAATCCGTCGATTGATATCATCTAATCTCCCGACTCTAGCGCGTTGACTACCGCGTCTTGCGTGACACGCGCTGTTGTGAGAGGGTCTACCGCACCGTTAACGACCACGTTAAACGTGTTACCGCCGCCGCCCTTGCCGGGCTCCTCAAACATCGGTGTTCCTTGGCGAAACAAGCCCGCGCCGGCACCGGCCTCGAAGATACCCATAGAGGCATCTTGCCGGGCCGCCCGGTCTTGCGCTCTCGTGATATCGTTTATCATGTCCGTTCGAGTTTTGATTCTGGCCTCGGTCTCGGCCATGTCTCGACCCTCGCGCTTCACGCGCGCTCGGCGGGATGTCTCACTCTCGCCGCCCGTTAGCGCGGCTTTAGCGTCGAGAGTAAAGACCTTGAGCTCGTCGAATTTGCCGAGTACCCAATCAAAGAACTTAGTGAACTGCTTGTGCCAGAACGCAATAGCCTCAACGAAGACGTCTACAAGCCACTTGTGAGCATCGCCCGTGATAGATTCGCCACCTTGAAACGCGGTCCAAATGTCCTCGATGAGAAGCGCGATACCTACTAAGATAGCTACCATCAAGAGCATGGGCGCTAGTGCTACCGCCCAGCTTGCCGCCGTAGCTAGTGCGGCTTTAACCGCTGCCGCTTTGAAGATAACAAAAGCTGTAACCGCCACACCTAGACTGATGACTAGGAAGTCTAGCTCGTCGGTGAGCCATGCCATAGCGTCAATGATTTTGGCGAAAGCTTTAGCAATACCGTTGCTCGCGGTGTTCCACGCCTTCTTTACCTTCGCACTAGAACTCTGCTGAATCTTGGCGAAGTCCTCGGCCACTGCGTTGGATGCTAGCGTGCTTGCTGTAAGACCCTCAACGTCTCCACGTAGAATAGCGAGCACGCCGCGCTGTGCCCGAACGTTGGGAAACATCTTTTCTATTTCTTTAGCAGAAAGATTCTTAGATTTAAGCTCCTCTAGAATAACACCTAGCTCGCGATACTCGCCGCTGGCGTCAAATACATTCACGCCGGCTTTCTTAAGAGCTTTGCTAGCCTGGCCTAGGCCGGTCATCATGGCCGTGATCTGCGTAGATGCCTCGGAAACGTTACCGCCTGTTGTCGCGGTCACGGTCTGAAGCATTGCAGAAATACGCGCCGCCGCCTCTACGCCCTCGCTGTTGGCGAACTTCTGAGACTGCGCGCCGAGACCGGCTATCTCAGCGGCCATGTCTTTAAGTTCAGCCGCACCCATCTTACCAGATTCGATGGCGATGGAGAACATCTTCTCTAGCTGGTCTGGGGCTATCTTGAACTGTTCTGCAAAGCCTGCACCGGCACCGGCTACATCGTCCATCGTCGCGCCGGTTGCCTTAGCAACCTTAGCAAAAAGAGGCATGGCCGCCGCCGCGCCTTCGACATCGCCCGTTAGCTCGACGAAGCGCGAGGCGCCCGCCGCTACTTCTTCTTTGGCGATTCCGGTAGCGTTGGAGACCCTTAGCACCTTGTTACGGAGCTCGGATAGAGAGCCGAATCCGCCCTTAGCGGTTATGTTTAGGCGCTCGAGCTGCTCGTTAAACTTGAGCGCATCGCGCGTACTAAGTGCGAAGCCTGCCGCTAACGCCACCTTGCCGTATCGCGCAATGCCCGCGAAGGTGTCGCGCGCTTTAGCAGCAAAGCGCTGCATCATGGTATCCGCCTTTTTAACGGAACCTTTATCGGTCTTAATGCGCAATAGCGCGAATAGGTCGGCTACTTTCATTTCTTCTTACTCGCCCTCATGCGCGCGGCGGCGTAAGCGTCAAGTGCGGAGCACACGCGGTCGACGTGATCAAGGCTAACCGTATCGGCTAGCCCGGCGTCTAAGTGTTGTTCGCAAATGAGTCTATACACGGGCCAGCCCTCGCCAATCTCTTCGCTTACTTCGATTCGCTCGCCTTTGTCGCCGCCGCCTGCGCTTGCGCGATTGCGCCTTGTAGCGAGTCGGCGTCGATAAAACTTTCATAGTTGGTTCTGAGAGCAAACCAGATGCACTCAAACATCAGCCGAAGATCTCCGGCGAAAGCGTTATTGATGCCTTGCGGAGAGCTTAGCTCGTACTTGCGTGGCGAGCCGTCGGGGCCGGTCTTGATAACGATTGTGCTCGCTAGGATGCGCGTGGCGAGGTCTTCGGCATCGCCCTCATCGAGGCGCATAAAGAGCTCTTGGAAGGCCGGTGCGAGGCTGCTGAGGTCCGCTGTAAGGTCGATAGAATCGAGCTTGCTTAGGGCCGGGGCGATGACCTTACCCAGCTTAGGCATCAAGGCGTAAGCCTTGAGTGCCGGCAATTGCGTGCTCATCACCTGGGCGCCGCGTATCTCGGTAGATTTGGTTTCTAACATGTCTAGTCTCCCTTAGACGTGATGCCAAAAGTCAATCAGTAATTGACTAATTGACGTGCGATTAAAGCGAAAGGTTTCCGCCGCCGACGTGCATAAAGAGCTGCGCGCAGGCTAGGACCCATTCACGGGAGCTCTCACTATCGGCCGCTTCGTAGTTGGCTGGCTTGCGCACCCATGCGATAGGTGCATTGACTCGCGTGGTACCGTTCAGATCGGTAACGCTGAGGTTAGCAAAGCCCGTGCGCGTGAGCTCATCGGCCGCGTGCTGGGCCGCTAGCAGGTCATTGCTTGGCGATGCGCCTTGAAGCGTAAGCGTCACAATGCCGGATTTGTTCCTAGAGAAGACCCTAGTAACAAGGCCGTCACTGCCGACCACTTCGGAGAATGAATCTTCGTTGCGCTCGGCCGTGATGAAAGTGCCGGCCGCGAAACCGGTAAGGATTCGCCCGCCTAGCTGGATAATAACTTGCCCCGGATCGTATTGTTCAAACATCAGATTTATCCTTAGACGCTAACAACGCCGGTTACAGTGACTTTATGAATGGCACCTGCCAAGGTGGCAGAGAACTCAATATCCGGGAACGTGCGTGCAAGCTTGTTAGCGTTGCTGATATCGGCAACGTCCGGCGCGGTAACAACCAGTGTGCCCGCGACAAGAAAGCCCCGGTTAACGCCGCGCTGTAGAACGGCCTCGATGGCGCCGATGATGACTTGCTTGCCCGCATCCGTGTACGGGATTTTGCCGGTCTGCGATCCTGCAATGAGATTCTCAAAAATCTCTTTGCTCATCTCATCGTCAAGCCAATCAAGCCCGCGCTGCGTGTCGATAAACTCGCCATCCGCCGTAGTGCCCTCTACCATGATAGCGACTTGCGCCACGGTCTCGTAGAAGTTGGCGTTACGTGCGATAAGGTTCGCGCGCTGCGTGGCGGTGAGATTGGTGCTCGTCACACCGGTAAGCTTGGCAAACTTCCAAGTAGTCGACCCGGCATCGCTCGGGAACTTCTTTCCCATCCATGCGGCGCTAGGCATCTGAACCGCTCGAGGGTGCCAGGCTTGCATGGTGCGAGCGCGCTCGAGGTCTTTAACATCGTCGAGGGTATCGCCGTTTCCTGCGCTCGTGCTGATAGCCTCGGTCTCGCACACGTCGTAAGCGTAAAGCTTCTTACGGGTCTGCGCCCAGGCATCCGCCGCTTTAACGCAAGCGTCCGAGTTGAAGTTGGTAAGCAGGCCGTACCAATCGCTATCCTCGTTTTGGATGGCGGTGAGGTCGGTTGCTACGCCCGGATCTACGTGGTCCTCTACGATACCAAGCAGCTCGTGATTCAGCACTTCAAGCGCGAACCAATCGCCGGCGGCATCGCCGTCGACCGTAACTTCGGTAATGTCATCGCTAGCGGTGAAGTTCTTAGAAGTAACTGCGTTGAGAGCGGCCTCAAGACCCGTGCAAATCTCGGCCACCGTGGTAGCAGAATCCGCCGTGTAGCTAATGGTCTCGGTCGGGAAGCCTTCGCCGCTCACCGCGATTTCGTACACCGCGCTATGAACGGCGGTGGGAACAATGGTGAAAGTCTTAGTGGCGGGGAGTGCGCCGCGTCCGATTTTGAGTTTTTTGGGGCGAGGCTGTTGGCTAAAGTACGCCTGCGCGGCGAGGTACTCGGGGCTAGTCGTGACGGAGAAATCCGCCTCAACGTCTGCCAGGCGGTTATAGACTCGCACCCTTTCAACCCAATCGGCCGAGTACGAGAGGATAAGCCCGGTGCCGAAGCCTGCGCGGGGGACGCTTACAGAGTCCTGAGTAATGCTCAGATCTACGTGATTCGATAGTGACATAGGGGAGGGTCCTGGGGAGTGAGGGTAGGACGCGGGCCGGGGAGGCCCGCATCAAGTGTAGCACAAACGGAGGTAGGTCTACAGGATTAAGCGGCGGTAACGTCTAGATCACCGATAGCAATTACAATAGTATCGCCGTCGCTCGCGGTGCGGGCCGTGGCCAGGGAGCCGTGTAGCAGCATGTTGCCGCCCGTCGAGGCATCCCAGATGGCGAAGTGAGTGACCTCATCCCAGTCCCCGCCATCTGCAGTGAACTCGAGCGCCGAGTCATTCTCGGTCGCGGCACTAGCCGCCGCGTCAAACGTAGCGGCTTGGCGTGCGTAGCCGCTTCCCGAGAGCTCGGCGCCTGTGCCGGCATCGGTAGGGTCTGCGCTGTGCAGGGCGACGTAAACGCTCGTCGGCATGGTAAAGGCAGTAGTGCCCAAAAGGTGATCGAGCAGTTTGAGCTCGGCGTAGTCTGATAGTGCAGCCATTTTCTGTTACCTCGTTGTGGGGTTTGTGGTTGTGGTTAGCTTGCTTCGTCGCCTGTCCACCTCTTCGATGGTCGGCTGCAAAAACTCATCGCTAAGCTCTCGTGCAGTTTTGCCCTCTGACATGGGCACGTTCACGACTTCGTGGAAGCCCTCATCGTTGAACGTGGTCACCTCGACATGGGTCGCGGTGTCTGCAGTGGCCGTGTTTCCGTCCGCGTCCCTGTAGATGGCATCGCAGCCCCAGCCGATTGCGCGACGCTCTCGCGTGGATTCGGTTTCGATTGCGTCTTCGAGTTCTGCGCGTGTTCGTGCCATACCTATGCCTCGTACCCCAGTGCTTGGGCGAGCAGCAGGCGCTGCGCCTCGCCGAAATCGTCGCCGTCTGTGCCGACCCACCAAATGAACTTGCCGTGTCGGGCGAGCGTGGCTGCAAGACGCCCTTTGCCTATCGCGAATATCGCCGTATTGGTTAGTGTCTCCGCAAGCCTAGTGCCCTCGGCCGAGCCTTCGCGGCTCCATACTGAGTGCACGTTGTTGGCGATGGACCGCGTGAAGCCTATGACCTGTGCGTCAGTGGTCGCGTGCTCGACCGAAATGGTTCGCGTGGTCGCGCCCGTCGCCGAATCTGCGACGCAGACGACATGCCCTAATGAGATATTGTATATTTCCCAACCGGCATTTGTGCCACCCGCGTCCCGCTTTCCTAACGTGTACGTCGTAGAGACGTGTGAGGTGTATCGGCCTATCCAGATGCCGGTGATAGTCTCTGCGCCTATGTCCAGGACGGCGCTGGACGCGGCAACCATGCCGCGCGTATTCGTCGCCAGGCCGGTTGTTTCTCCGCCCAGTGTGGCGTCAACAACCTCCTTGTCCTCGAATCCGGTGAGGTCAGTCAGGTCATCCGTGCCGACAAGGTCCTCCGCGCCAGATGCCACGCCGCAGTCGATCATGCCCGTGGGCGTCGGCATGCCGGTGATGGTCGCGATATCGGCCGGCGTGAGCGTGTCGAGGGTGTAGCCTGCTGACTCAACCGCGGCCGCCGCCGTGCCTGAAAAAGAAAAGGCCATGCTTCCCATCGCTTTGCGGTTAGCGGTCACACTAGCGGCGCTAGTGAAGACCGTACCGGCGCTGCCCGTCGCTTTGCGAAGCGCCGTGGCGGTAGCTGCGGCCGTCGCTGCTATGCTCGCGCTAGCGGTAGCTTTCATGCGGGTACCCACCGCTGCGATAGCGGTGAAGACCATAGCGGCAAGCCCCATGGCACCATGTAGCCCATCTGTAGTAACGCTTGTTACCACGCTGGCCGCGAACTTAAGCGCCGCACTACCCTGTACAAGGATGCGAGAGGGGATGCCGCCCACGTACGAGATAACCCCTTGCGTGGTGCGGTACTGAACAAACTCGATGTAAGTTCCGAGTTCGGAGGCTTCCGCGCCCGCGCTACCACGGCAAGTCATAGATGCGCGGGGCTCGAAGATAGACCCGCCGAGCACACCGCTGATGTTCTGCGTAGCATCGAAGGTGGCCGGCGCCCATCCGCCCAACTTAAGCGCCGCGTGAATCGTGGGGAGTCTAGTCTTGCCTTTGAGCTGATTCAAAAGCGCCGCGCCGCTTGTGGGGCCGGTCGCCGCGCCGCCGAAGATTTGGATCTGAACTTCCACCGTCGAGACGTTGCGCGCGTAGTGTGTAATCTCTTCGCCGGGGTCGCCGTCTTCGTCGTACTCGTTCACAAGCCACGGTTGTCCGTTGCTACTCTCGGTGAGATAGATGGCAGCGTATTGACCCTCTGGCGCCTCTTCACCTTGGTTAGCAAAGATGACTTGTGCGCTGGTGAGACCCGTGCCTGAGATTACCCACGCGCGGATAGCGTTCTCTATCGTGGTCCAGGAAATCACTACTGTCTAAGCTCCTTGGCCACGATGCACTCAAAATGATCATCGCCGTTACGCCCTTCCCACGGCATAACACTTATAACATTGTAGACCTTGCCGCCGATGGTGATTGCATCGCTAGGTAGTAGCTCGGTGGTAGTCCAGACCTTCCGAGAGTCACTGATAGCGGTGCCCTCGGGCAGTAGCTGCAGGTCTTTCCCGGTAACGGGCTGGACTACGCCCGCCACGTTGAGGTTAGTGGCCGCCGCCGCTGCCCACCTGCCATCTACATACGCGCCCGCGCTATGCCGAGTAACGGCATAGTTGCCGGTTTGGAACCGGCTTACGATGCGGCTCGTTGCCATTATTCAACCTCGTGATTAATAGCGTTGATAAGTCTTCCCGTGTCGACGAGCGGCCTATCAGATTTCTTCTTAGCGATGGTAGAGTCCGCATTCTTCGGCGCAATACCATCGCCAGAAGTAATACGATTCTTGATTTGCTTCACTCCCCAAAGGCCGAGCATCTCGAGCGCTTTCAGATGACTGAATCGGTTTAGAATAATGCCCTTGGCTAGCTTGAGAGCAAACGCCTCCATCTCGCGCTGATTGCCTTTGAACGTATCCACAAGAAAGCTGCGCTTGGGGATACCCGCCGCCGGGGATCCGAACTCGTGGATAGCGGCAAGCTCGATCATAGATATGTCTTCGCTGCCTTTACCGGGTCTAGACGCCTTGTGTGAGTCGTGCGAGGCGTCCGCGCCCTTGCTGCTAAGCACGCCAACGCGCACGCCACGATTGATAGACTTGCCAAGCTTGCGCTTTAGGTCGCGCCACACTTTATCGTTGACCTTAACCGTCATACGGTACCAAGGCGCGCGGGTGTCATGCGCGCGAGCTGGCGGAACATGCGGCCGTACTTCGTAGAGCCATAGTTACTGCTCGCTTCTGCGCTATTCACGGCATAGCCGAATGATGCAGATCCAAGCGATTCGCTAGCGATAGGGCCGGCGTCTTGCGCGCTACCGCTGCTAGGGTGCATGGCGCCGAAGTGTGCTGCTAAGTAGATTCGCGCCATTTTGGTCATAGCGGCATCCTCGCCGCCGAATAGGTCGACCCTTACGCGCGTATTAGCGAGCTCAAGAAAGAGCGTCTTAGCGGCGGATGGCACGGCCGATAGCTCGGGCGCCAGGTCTTCCACGTCATCCCAATCAATATCGGCCATGGTGCCTTACTTGTCGCGCCTAGGGTACGCGACCACGGTAACGGCTTCCGCCGCGCTAAGCGTGGCGCTAACGCCGATGAGGCGTGTACGGGGCCTGTGCTTGAGCGTCTCGGTCCAGCCCTTAGCCTCGGTGAGAGCGATTGCCCCGTCACCGGCTTGTCCGATAAGTCCGTAAGACAAATACCTAAGACTTTTAGCGTCGGCACCTACGATGGTAATGTCCCCCGTACCATCGCCGGTTAAAGCAATGGCCGTACCCTCTACCGCATCCTCTAGCGTCTCGGCAAACTTGAGGGTGTTCGCGTCGGTGGCAATCAGCCAGTAGTCCGTGTCCTCTTCGAGGCCGGGGGGTACAGTGAGCGTGCTGGCGATTTGCACCGGGCCGGTGCCCGTGGTAAGACCGTGCCCTGTGATAGTGGCCGTGTTGTCTCCGTTGGTTACAGAGTCCACGGCGGTACTCTCTAGAGCGGCGTCTACCTCAACGGCGCCGATAACGGTTGCTGCGGTTAGGTTGGTAGCATCGGCCGCGCTAATCTCCAGATCCATCTCAGGAGGTACGCCGCTATCCTGGTTCCACTGCGCCAGGTCGGCCACCTTCATAAAGGTGGTTCCGGTAAGAGATGGGCCGGGTAGAACCGTTTGCGCCGAGGCTACGGTAAGCCCTGTAGTGTCATTATGTAGAGATCTCATCTGCGCTCCCTAAGAAAAAGCTCCGCCGCCTTGCAGCGACGGAGCTAAGCCAGTTCTAGTCTAGTTCTAGTTCGTTCAGATTTAGAAGTTATCCATGTAGCAGACCGCTTCCGGGTAGCGAAGCTCGAGACCGCCGCAACGTGCAGAGCAGTTGACGATAGTCTCAAAGCCAACCTCTTGCGGGGCGAGCTGATTGAACTCCTGGCTGATGACGCCTTGAAGAATCATCTCATCACGCTGGTAGACTGCGGCGCGAACGCCGGTCCATGCAGAGTTAGACGTTAGATAATGGCTCTTGTCGACGTTCTTGATAGATTCGCTATTCTCAAGGAAGTAGCTAAGGATAGTTCTATCGCTACCATCGCCGAGTCGAGTCTTTTTGATCAGGTTGTAACGAGCATCTGGCAGAACCATCATATTGGCTTTGTGCGATCCAAGGCTGTTCTCATCTACCTTGTTCTCAAGACCGAACAGGTCAGCGAGAATCTCGTCCGGGGTCTTGAGCGCCCAGGTGTCGCCGCCCGCGCCCGTGGTCGGGGTGAAAGAGAGCGTATTGCTCGCGGTGAACAGGCCTGGGATAGACCAGTTGCTATCACCAAGCAGAAGGATAGAGTCAAGACCCTCTTCAATGGCCTTACGTGCGGCCGTACCCTTCATGCTGTCGAGGCTACGCCCGACCATCATGGAGGCTTGAATCTCATCAAGGCTGTAGCCGTAAGCAGCGGTCAGCGGGCGAATCTTCTGAAGCACTTCGCCAAGAGAGACATCGGCGCGAGGAGCGTCGTTAGAGTAGTCGCCGCCGATCTTATGCTTACCAAAGCGCTGCATGGTTTTGTACTCGAAAGACTTCGCGCCGGCAGGGACGCTCGTGTCAATCGACATAAACTTGCGAGCTTTGAGCTCTGGGAAGAGCACTTCATAAAGCGTGCTGCGGATATGAGTGAGCTCTCTGGTAAGGAAAGCGCTCTCGGAGGCGTCAAGGTGTTTGATATTAAGCGGGTCCATAAGAGAATTTCCTTAGAGGTAAGAGCACTCGATAGTGAGAAGGCCGGCGGGGAGGGTTGCTGCACCGTCTTCGTCGAAGACGACGGAGATTGTTGCATCTTTGGCGCCGACTCGAGCCGAGTTAGCCGCAAGGGTTAGGTCTACAAAAGTGTCAGCGGCGATGGTGCCCTCTTCGGCGTCGTCTGTCGACCAGTTAGCCGCGAGCACGGCCGCGATGTTAACTTTGATGTTGAAAAAGTTGGTATCATCTTCAACGAGACCGGTTGGATTGATGTACTTAACCGCGTCGATTTTGAAGCGGCGCGAAGGGGCCATCAGTTTCACGGTCGCATCGGCCGTTAGCTGTGCGTTGGCGTACTGAATAACGAACTTATCTTGTTCGTTTTTTGCTTTACGTGGAAACATGATGACCCTTTAAGCGTTAGTCTTGGATAGTGGCGGATGCGGTGAAGTCAAACTCGAGAACGCCCAGATCGCCGGCACCGCCGGCACTACGCCACACGCCTTGATTGGTGCAGTCTTTCGTATTGGTGCTATCCGCGCTAGCGCGAAGTCCGCCGAAGTTAGAACCAACGCACACGACATGCAGGCGGTCACCTGGTTGAAAAGCGTCGACGCAAGGGACCAGAACGCGGCCTTTGCGGGCGACGTTAAGCTCGTTACCGGGCTTAACACCAGTGTCGCCGAGTTCATCGCTGTCGTAGTGATGCGAGTGCAACACGATGCCTCCGAGCAGATCGGTGATAGCGGCGGGCAGCTTGGCGCTCTGCTCGTCGCTTACCGAAGCATGCTTGACGGCTTTTCCAAAACCAATCTCAGCAGTGCTCTCGTCATTGCGCATGGTCTCAACCATATCGCCGTGAGGGCTGCCGACCTTTTGGCCGGCAAAGCCGCGAGTCATGGTTGCGGAGTAAGAAGTTTGAACGGACATTTAGTTAGCTCCTTGTGCGGTAGCAACCGCGTCGGTGTACAGTTTTTTGTTGCGCTCGATCATCTTCGCGCGTGCATCTTGCTCGCTATCGACTCGAGAATCAGGCGCTTTGTCGCTACCCTTGGCGACCTTCTTAGTTGCCTTAGCGGTCTCGAGAGCGGCATCATAGCGAGCGTTAACATAGTCGTCGGACTTGTCGGCATCGAGCTTAGCGGAGCTAATGGCCTCGATGACGGCGACTTTGATCTCGCGCTCGGTCTTGCCTTTGAAGTCAAAATCAGTGAGCACCTTAGCGGCATCGCAGCGAAGCTCGACCATGGCGTTAACCTTGGCCTCAATGTCCTCCGGCTTATCGGCCGAATCGGCCTTGGCTTTCAGGTCATCGCGCTCGCCCTCGGCCTTATCGGCACGGGCTTTCTCCGCTTTGGCTTCCGCCTCGGCTTTATCGGCGCGAACTTCGGCTTTGGCCGAGTCCAGGATCAGGCGAGCATTCTCGCGCTGTAGTTCAGCAATTTTCTCGGGATCCATAGAATCGGCCCTTACTTGTGTGGTGATGGTGGGGGTAGGGGAGGGGTTAACTTGATAGGCGCTATCGCTAGCGTCCATCCGAATTTTAGCGGTAGGTCCGGCGCGTCCCACGTCGACAATGGCGACATGGTTGCCTCTGATGTTGGTTTGAATAGCGTCATAATGCTCGCCCTCGGGGCTTACGCCGGCCTGCATTACAACGTCGGCCGTGTAGCCGCATGAGAGCTCGACCTTGCCGGCCTCGATGCTGGCGATAGCGTCGGCATCGTTAATGGCCATGGTCGCAATGGCGTGGCTGCCGTCGACTCGGAGGGACTCGCCGCACTGGCCGACTGTATGCCTTTTGGCATTCTTCGGTGTGAGAAACTCGAGGGGGTGGTCGTTCGTGACCGGTGCGAAGCTAAAGGAGTCCAGCGCATCGGCGTGGAATACCTCTTCAGGGGAGCGGTACTCGCGGCGCTCAGTGCCATCCGCATTGCGGTAGGTAAAGACGCCCGTGCGAGTGATAGCGCCATCAACGATCAGCCGCCCGTCCCGCGATTTGCGGGCGGGGCGTAGTGAGCCAATGTCGAGACGATATGCCAAATTAGGGGTGGGGGTGGGGGCGGGGGCGGGGGGGTCGCCCTGGTAAGGATAGCACAGGGGATAGCGCCGTGATCCATTTATTTTGTTTTTCTTTTAGGTCGATTTCTTTTGACTCGAGCGGTTCCCGGGTATAGAGTCTTAGACATGGAAACGAAAAACATCGCTCTAGGTTCTAAAGTATCTTTCACAGGGGACGATGGCATCCGCCGAATCGGTACGGTCATCGGTCGACCGGGCCGCCCTGGCGATGCTTTTGGCCCTACCTACCTTATGGCCGTGGTAGGTTTCTCGTGCGGTTTCACTGCCAAGACCGTTACTCCCAAGTCTGAGGCGTAAGACCGCACGACGCTATCAGGGCCCCGTATAGGGGCCAGCGCCACGTTGAAGCCACTACTACGTCACCTGGCGACAATACGCCGCGCCCGCGCAGGTCGCGCAGGAGGCTCGTCACAAGGGACGCGGCGATGCCCTTGCCTCGGTGCGCCTCGAGCACGTAGGCGCCTATCATCGGGTGCTCATCGTACTCGAGCGTACACGCCGCCCAGCCTACGATATGCTCGGGCTTGTCCCCGCCATCGAGTGCTAGCGCCGCATAGGTGCTGCCATCGTGGTACGTGAGCGACCAAAGACCCCACGCGACCGGGCCAATGGTGAGCTCGCGTAGTCGAGGCTTGTAGCCCACGGGGATCGACGACATACGCTCAATGAGGATTTGCACGATGCAGATTATACGCCAGAAAGCTCCCGGATCATATGGCCGATTACCTCCGCACACTGAGGCACCACGGCATTACCTAGTGCTTTAAGTCGCTGTACCCGGTCGGGAATACCGCTTGTTACTGTCGGGGTAGGATATCCCCCTCGGCCCAGTGATGTTTCATATGACAGGTTGCGCATAGGGTTTCCAGATTCTCCGGCCTGTTGTCCCTCCAATCCCTGTTCATGTGATGTAGTTGCATGTTTGATGTTGTCCCACATCTGTTGCACGTCTTCCCACGAAGATGCCGAACACGCTTTCGGTAAGCGTCCCTGGTCGGGTCCTCTTGTACCATCGCGCTGCCCATACAAGACGTTGAGCAATGTTTCCTTTTCTTGAATCTCGTCAGATCCTCGAGACGGTCCCCGAACCTCTTGCGATCGAACGTCGCGCCGCATGTCGGGCAGACCTTCTCTATCACTGTAGCTATTCTCGGCATCTATACCTCCGTCCACCCTATCGAAAACCCCATGAGCGCTTCTACAAACTGGGGAGATAGTCGGCCCCCCGATCCACCCGCTAAATCTTGCAGGGCTTTGCAGGTCGGCCATTTCGTCATTGTAGGCGCTAGCTGATTCGCTGTCGCGGTTGGCGTTGGCAGGAGGCCCGCCATTGCCATCGTACCTAGGCCCAACGAGTTGCGGCGCATCTCGGAAGGTGCGCCCGTTGGCAGGAGCCCCATACTCGCCAGGCTGCTCAGTGAGTGCCGCACCTTCCCCACTCGGCACGCGCTCGGAGTGGGCAATAAGGAAGATTCGTTTTCGGAGGTGCGGAGCGCCGACATCTTGCGCCGACAAAGGGACCGGTAAGCTTTCATAGCCGAGCTCTCCCAAGTGTGCTCGCACCTGATCGACCCATCGCTTTGCACCACTAGCAACGTTTTCGATAACGACCCACTCGGGGCCGAGTTCATCGATGATCCTGGCATACTCATACCAGAGTCCCGAGCGGCTTCCAGCAAGGCCCGCGCCCTTTCCTGCGCTGGAGATATCTTGGCAGGGGAAGCCGCCGCAGATAAGGTCGACGTGGGCGAGATTGTCTGATCCAACGCTTCGGACATCTTCGTACCTTGCCACGTCGGGCCAGTGCTTGGCAAGTATAGAGCGACCGAATGGATTCTGTTCGACTTGCCAAACGACATGGCCGAGGCCTGACATCTCAAGCCCAAGCTCGAGACCACCAATACCTGAGAAAAGCGATCCAATTTTCATGTCTAGACCCTACCTTAAAAACTTTCCGAGCGGTGATTTTATTTTTTCACCGATGACACTGGCACGATTTTATTTTTCTCAGATCGAGAAAACTTTTTTCTAGTGCCTCGAGTCTCGCTCCGGCAAAAGATATAGCATCACCCCATGGAGTCGGTCGGGGGCCCCTCCGCCCCAACCACTACAAGGGTAGATGCTATCATGCCTCCGCGACCCGAGTAAAGATAAAAACGACATGAATCTGTCATTATCTTTTATCGAAAAGAGTGGCGATTGTTCTGGCCATTTTCGATCTTTGGGTCTAGAGTCTAGGAATGGAAAACAAAAACATCACCGCAAAAATAACCGCAACTGGCGCCGCGAGCATGGTTCCCGACAATGCTGGCGCCGTCGATGCCGACATCTTCGAGAGCGGCGAGTATGTCGGGGCCTGCACCCTCCTGCCTGATGGCGAAGGTGAGCTTAGCGCTTGGGGGCATATCGACCACTGGGCCGATTCTACCCTTGCCAATTGGCTTGCTGATGGCCTCGAGTGTTTGGATGCTGTTAGCGCCGTTGTAAGCGCTGTGAAAGGTGCGACCAATGTCTAAGCCTACCGGTAACGAGTTCCTTACCCTCTTCGACGACGGCGCGCACTGGGTGCGCCTGCCCTACGCGAGCCTGCGCCAGGCTCGAGCCGAGCTAGCCGAATTCGGCGCGGTCATCGAGCTCACGGGGAGCGAGGCTTGCCCGACACGTACCATCATGCCGCGTGGTATTTTAAAGGCCCGCTAGCAAGTCGTCAAAGACCGGCTCAGGGTAGCATCTGCACTGGATTGGTTCCCCGGGATAGCCCTCCGATGGAAGGTTATCCCAGGACCATTCCGTCCCCTCAAGGTCGCTGTGCTCGTCTCTCACGCGCTCATCGTTGACCGTGCGCCAGATGAATCGCTTAACACCCATGGCCTCATTGCGGGTCTTTGACACCGCGCCGTAGAACTTGCCGACCTGATCACGGGCGATGAGTTTGGCGCGCGTCTCACCTATCTTCAATCGTGCGTTGATCTCCTTGGCCATGTCGCCGTGAAGCTGTCCGCTCGATACCCCGCGATTAACGATGCCTTCGATCTCACTTAAAGTCTTACGTGGGAGGTCGGTCATGTACCCGACGTTCTCCGTCACAAAGCCTTCGATGGCCGCTTGCAGGGCCGGGGCCTCGCGGAACACGTCGACACCAAGCGCGGCCCTCACTTGCTTGCCCATTTGGATTCGCTGGTGGGTCTCGACCCGCTCGGCGAATTGCGCCGCAAGGTCCTCAAGCATTCCTGAAGGTAGTTGCGCGCGCTGGCGAATTTGCTCCATAAGAGCTCTGATACGGCGGGACTCGCCGGCATCGTAGCGCGCTAGGTCAGCATCGTAGAACAATGCTCGAGCTTCTCTAGCGCCCCGTAGCAAGCCCGGTAGCTCGTCTAGTAACGGCTTAAGCGCGGTGCGTAGGCTCTTGGCGATCTGGACTAAGCGCCGCGCATACTCGCGCTCAATGGCCCTAGGCGGTATCTGCCGGGGTAGGCGCTTGCGTGGCTTCTTTGCCTCACCTAAGCGGCGTGACATGAGCACTTGCCTAAGCGCCGCCTTGCCGCGTCTATTTAGCCTGGCCATCGATTACCGCCACTACATGCGCGCCGGATAGAGATAGCGGCGAAGCGGCGGCAAGCTTCCGCAGGCGTGTGATTAGCTCACGCAAGCGCAGTATTTCAGCATTCTGCACCGTCTCACACTTACAGAATTTCACCACGTTACTCATTTTTAGGTGTCTCAGTTATCGGCTTTTCCGATAACTCGGAATTATCGGCTTTCTCTTTACCAAGCCAGCGCTCGGCAATAAGCCCGCCGGCCGCACTTGCGAAGGACTCGGCAAGCGCGCATAACGCACACTTCGCAAGCTCGGCCGGAAACTTACTCTTCGCCATTCTCTACCCCCTGGCCCTTGTCATCGGGCCCCGGATCGGCGCTCTCCTCTTCAGTAGGCGCCGCCCCCGGTTGCTGCTGTGCTGCCGCGAGGGCTTGCGCCGCCTCGGCCGCTTTTTGCTCGGCTTCGATTTCGATCTCGAGTGCCGCACGGTCATCCCAGTCTATCACAGTCTCAAGGGAGTAGGAGTCCCCGCCGAATCGACTATTGGCGACTTCTTCGGACGAAAGCACCTGCATGTCGACATAGATTTGATCGGTCTGGGCTTGCAGATTGCGCGTCTCGGCTATCTCTTTATCGGTCTGCTGGCGCAAGGCGCGGGGTTTGATAGACCAGTTTTCGACCTTGATACCAAGCTCGGCTAGGATAATCTTGGTAACGCGCTCGAGCATGGGCACGACTTTACGGGTCTGAAGGTAGCGCACACGGTCATCCCATTGCGCAATGTCGGATTCGCCCGTGCTGTTAAGACCGCCGGGGGACGTGCCGAAGATTTTGGTAATTGGCATGCCACCACACGCGGCGGATAGGCGCCCCATGTACGCCTCGAGGAGGTCACTAAGGCCGTTGATAGGCGTGCTCTGGCGGGTGTAATCCTCCTCGCCGTCAATGAGGCTAGCGCGTAGTGTGGAGCGTGAGAGCTGCAATGCCCGTAGCCGCGCCTGGATTAGTTTCTCGCCTTGCTCGGTCGCCAGTAGATCGCTGAGTCCCTGCATCTTGAAGACCGCGTGAGCGAACTCCTGGACGATGCTGCCGGTGCTATCCCACGCGCCGCCGAAGTCACGAAGCACGGGCCACGCGCGGGTAAAGATACCATCGCCGAATCCATCGTTTTGCCCTCTGAGCACTTGTCTAGCTGGCTTGATACCGCCGAAGTACAGTGCGCGGGACTCGTGCAAAAGCATCGAGGCCACGGCCTCGCTGTGCTCTTTGCTCGGGCCCGGTGTATGTTTCTGTACGTTGAAAAACTGCGGCTCGCCGTACTCGGGCGCGGTAATGTCACCGTGCCAGTATTTGACCTGCGCCTCCTGGCGATCAAACACGGTCAAGTGTGAGAACTTCCTAACCTTAACGTCATCGTCGAGGGGGGATTCAAGGTCGCCATTATCCTCGACACCTAGGAAAATGATAGCGCCGCCCGTGCTGCGCTCGAGCTGCCAGGCTTTCTCGATGGCCTCCATGACGCCGAGATCTTGCCAGCGCGTCTCTACTTGCTCTTGGATTTCCTTGGTATCAATCTCGCCTTCATCGTCGTCGCTTGACGTGGCCACGAAATCGAACCCGTTACGAAGCGCATCCTCAATGGGCACGTCGACCATGCGCGCACCCACGTCGTTACCCCGGTAGATCTCAAGGCCGGTCGCGTAGGTGATGATATCGGCACTGTAGGTGGCCGCGTTGCGCTTGTCGTACGCGTCGACCCCCGCACCGGTTAGGACGTTAGTCCAGCCATCTAGGCGGGCTTTGATGGAGGCGGCTACGGTCTTGACGGGGGAGGCCATACCTCCCCGAGTATAGCACGGATCGTGCCGGGTCGGTTATTTATGATCCCCGTACTGCGGAGCCAACGATTTGCTCCTCGATACCGTAGCAGACACCATGCCGGCTAACGTCGCGCAGCTCCAGGACGTAGGCAACACCGTTGCGAGGCTCCGAGGCATACGCCTCGCGAGCGGCTAGGCCCGACTTGAAGACGCCCAGCCCGGTAAGCTGGTAGGTCTTACCGCCGATGACGTTGCAAAGGATGTAGCGGGGAGCGGAAAGCGTTTTGTTGTTGTCCATGTCTAAGACTCTATACCCGGACGATACTCTGGTCAATACCTAAATCGATTTATTTTCAATCGGGCATTGCCTCTTCCCAGCGCTCGGCCAGCTCACCGGCTTTGTTGGAGAAAGCCTCTATATCCTCATCGCTAAGCCTCGTGCCCTGCCCTAAAGCCATGCGGGCAAATACAGCAGCATAGATGCTTTCTTTGATGCGCCGTTTCCACTCTGCGTAGTTGTCGCTCATTTCTCCTCCGGTGCCGGTATCGTACCTTTGGCCTCATCGTCTAGCACGGCGCGGATAGCGGTGTTGAGCGGTAGCCCGAGCTCGAGTGCCCAGGCTTTATATAGCTCATACTGCTCTTGCGTACAGCGCAAATTGATTTGTGCCGGGTAGGCGCGGTTATGGTGTGATCTGCTCATTGGCTACATTTCCTCCATGGCGCGGCGCGCTTGTGTAAACTCTGCATCCTTGTCTAGTGCCGACTTCTGTGCAGGCGTTAGGCCGTCTAGAAGTTTCCGTGTTTGCGGTAGCGTGTCTTTTAACCAGTCGTGTGATCTGCTCATAGGGGGAGCCTAGCACGGTTTTACATTTTGGGTCTATACTTTCGTTGGGTGGAGTGTTAGGTTGATTGAAGCGCTACGGGGTATGCTGCAAGAATATGCGTCTATCATAAAGGCCCTAGACACTAGGGTAACTTTGTGGGGAAGAGACTATGAAGATTCAAGACAATCACCTGAAAGCAATGGTCTGGAATGAGCAGGCCAAATTCAACTCGACCCACGTCTATCAGATTCCCGTCGACGGAGCCTATGGGCCAAAGACCGCCGAGGCTATCAATGCCAATGAGTTTTTCGATATCGTGGGCGGATGCAGTGACTTGGCCTACGCGCTAAAGACAGCTTGCCGCTCGGTCGGTTTAGGCGGCGACGGTATCAACAATCGCGGTGAGTGGCTTGATACTATGCGCGAGCGGTGTGGACTAAACCCCGGAGCAGGCTCATGGTGTGCCGTATTCACCTCGTGGTGCTTCTGGATTGGCTACCGTGGCAATGTACCCTTTGAGCTCTCGAGCGGGGCTAAGGCGCTTGCGGCGAGCGTGGACGAGTACCTAGACCCGACCATGATCGGCCGCAATGGTGTGATAAACATCGTCCAGGTGCAAGACCTGGATTATGGTATAGCGACCTGGTACCGGGGCGGTGAGGCTTGGATGCGCCATATCCGATTCTGGGCGTACCGGGACGGGTACTTTTACACGGTGGGCGGGAATGAAGACCCGGGTGATCGTGTGTGGGCGCGGTGCTTCACTCGAGCCCAGTTTGAAAAGAAACTGGATAAATTTATCCGATTCTAGTTGACTGGTATAGACCGAGGGTATAGAGTCTTAGACATGGAAACGAAAAACATCAAGTGCGGGTGCTGCGGCGGCAAAGGTAAAATCGACTCCTTCAAAAACTACGCTAACGGTGTTTGCTTCGACTGCGACGGCTCCGGCCTTGAGGATTCTTTCATCGCCAAGTGCGAGGCACGCGGCGTTGACTACAAGCCCCACATCGTCAACTCCTACACCTACGCCTGCCGCGATGGCAGCCTCCGTAGCTTCTACATCCGCCCCAACGAGAGCGCCGCTAGCCTCGCTGATAAGCGCCTCGAGGCCCGCAAGGTCATCGCCGCCGGGGCACTACTCGTTGAAACCGTGGAGATGTTCTAATGACTAAGCAAGAAAAACTAGGCCAGAAGGCTTTTGCCTGGCCTCCAAAGAAGCCACTCAAGCACCCTATGCGTTGCTATGTACATTACGAGAGCCAGGGCGGCGAGCTCTTGGCGTTCGAGGTAACGTGCTCGAGCGTAGCGTTTAACGCTATGGTTCAACGATCAATGAGGAGTGATAACGTGGTAAAACACTTTGTAGATACACGAAAGAAGCCACAAGCGAGGAGTATAACGCTGCCATCTCAGGGGGAACAATGAGCGGACATGCAAGAAACTGCGCCCGGTGCGGCGGCACCGAGACCTGCGTGATTGGTAGTTTTTACTCGTGCCCTGGCTGTGATGCGAGCGAGGCTAAACCTGCCAAGTTTAATTGGCGTACAGTCAACGTTACATCGGATCTTATATCGACCACACAGCAATCACGCGTGTACTACGGTCTTCAGAGCTGGATCGGCGGTGCCG